GCTCTGCGATCTGTTCCTCGGTGAGAGTGCCTTTCTTGTACATTCTTTTCAGACTTTCGACAAGCATTTTCATATTAAATCAACCCCTCCTCAATCAACTGTTGTGTGTATTCGTCGATGACTGCATCTTTCTGAAACTGTGTCACGGATTCAACGATTCCTGTTGTGTTGGATGCAACAACCTCCTGCATGAGCGTCAATCTGTCATATTCCTCCCGTGACATTTCACGCTCCTCTCGCTGCCATCCGGTGATTTTCTTTCCGTCTGCATCCTCTTTCGTTGCTTTCTTGATATTGCGTCTCTGATATACCGTTGTCGGTGACGCTGTTGTGTCGAACTCCTCCGGCTGTTCTGCCTCCGTTCCGAACACTTCTCTCCATTCTTTCATGTTTTTCTCGCTCCTTTCGCTTTGAATGTTTGCTAACTATTTTCTTTAATTTCTTAACATTCACATAAGGCTTGACCCTTTGCAGGTACATGTCGTATGTGTCTGTATTGCTCAAGTAACCCATGTATGACAGAATTGCGGTTGCATCGTACCATGTGATTTTCTCTTTCTTTGCGACACGGTTGACTTTCCGTGTGCAACTCAACATGATGCTTTCCCGCAGAATCGTCTTGTCGTGATAGAACTGGAATCCCATGAAATCGAGTGGTCTCCCTTTTCTCTTTCCGGTCTTTTTCTCTGTGTAATCGAACCGGAACACCTGCCAGTTTCCTTTCATCTGCAAGTTGAACTTTTCTCTCAAGAATCTCTCAATCTCCTGCTGCATCCTGTGGAGTTCCTTTTTGTTCTTTCCGAACACCACCATATCATCCATATACCGGATATAATGCACCGCTTTCAACTGTTCTTTGATGAAATGGTCGAGAGGCTGCAACATGAAATTTGACAACCACTGCGATGTGTAAAACCCTAAAGGCAACCCGACCTCGCTCCCGTCAATTATCAGTTCGAGGATGTACAACATTCTCTCGTCTCTGATTTTCTTCTTGAGCCACGCTTTCAAGACATCATGGTCAACACTCTCGAAAAAGTGTCGAATATCCATCTTGAGAACATATTTGCAGTTCTTTTTGTCTCGCTGAATCCACCTCTCGATGTACTTTTTCCCATAATGAGCACCCCTGTTCGGTACGCTCCCACACGAGAACTCATACATCCCTTTCATGAAGATGTCATAACACGCAGAGACGACAATGTGGTGAATCACCTGCTCATAATTGTATCGAGGTTTCTCAATCATTCTCACTTTTCTGCTCGTTCCCTCGTTGATGCAGACTTTCCCGTGTCTTGATGGTTTCCATGCCTTTTCCGGATGCGGTACGTCGTACCCCTCCGGTGCAGTGTTCTCAAGTTGCTCGACGACGTTCTTGACATGTCTCTGAATGTTGGTCGGCTCTAATATCACCGCAACGTCCGGACGCTCTGTCTTGCCCTTTGCTGCTTTATGAAATTTTTGCTCAACATTGCTATGTTCTAACATAGGCTTGTACAGGTTATTGACGGATTTATTTCCCATCTTTCTTATCACCTCAAGGTCTTTCTGATATTCTTACTCGACCCTGCCTGCATCGGTATTATTTCCACTGGTTAGGTGTATTTCAACACCCTGCGGTGTAGGAAAAAGGTGTGCTTTTGGTTAAATGCTCCATAATTTGATAAGATTGGCTCGCCACGATGTTCGTGTTCACGTTCGTCGCAGGG